CAACGTACAATTGGGTGACATGTCCATACAGCAGCTTCAAAATCTTATTAATAAGGCTTTTTTAGCTGATCCTATTGGTCAAATGGATGATCCAACAAAGACAGCAACAGAAATAGATTATAGGGAAAGATTGTTGCTTGAAGAGATTGGTCCAGCATTCGGTAGATTGCAAGCTGAGTTTTTTGTTCCCCTTATTGAAAGATGCATTTTCATACTGAAGAAGAAAGGGTTTATGGATCCTGTGGAGATAAACGGAAAAGAAGTATCGGTTAAATTCTCCTCTCCTCTCGCTAGAACACAGGAAAAGAATGATCTACAGAGCTTTGGGACAGCTACTCAGGCATTGGCATCGCTTTATGGAGAGCTAACGCCACTGACAGTAGACTTTGTTAAGGCTGTTAACTTCGTTGCTGATAAATCTGGATCAAAGAGAAATCTATTCAAAGACAATGCTGAGCTAGCAGAAATTGAAGCTAAGATTATGGACAAACTTGATCAGGCTAGTCAACCGCAACAGGGGCAACCTGATGTTCCTCAACAGCTTCCTCAGGCTGCATCTGCATTTCAGGGTCAAGATCAAGGTGGTGAATAGAAATGAATATCACATTAGATTCAAAAGAGAACATAGAATACAATATAATGAAGCTGTGCAATCAGATATTCATTCACACAAAAGATGGTAAAAAGCTTATAGAGCTTCTTATTAAATTAAATCTTGTTTTTGAAAACGGACTTCCTAGCGATGGAATGCTTAAATATGGACAACAATATGCAATTGGATATAAAGAAGGATATAAGGATTTCATTAGGGATTTACATTACATGGCATATAGTTTTAATGATAACCAAAATGGGGTAAAAAAATATGAGTGAAGAGTCAACTGAAATTTCAAGTGAACAGGGTTTTGTTAGTAACAAGCCTATTGCAGCTCCAGAAGTAGAGGGGAAACCTAAGTCTCTGGATGAAAAGCTATCTGAGATGGAGGGAAGTGTTACAGAACCTACAGATCAAGAACCTGAATGGTTTTACTCTGATGGAGTAAAGGGAGAAGGTGCTCGACCTGAGTGGATGACTAACAAATATAAGACTGTTGCTGATCAAGCAAAGGGATATAATGAAATAAGAACTAAGCTTAGTGGATTTGTTGGTGCTCCGGAAGAAGGTTATAACGTTGAAAAATTTGAAGCGTTAAAGGATGCCCCGGAATTACTCAATGGATTCAATGACATAGCGAAAGAATTAAATATGTCTCAAGATGCATACGAAAAGGTTATCGGTTATTATGTGGAAAATGAAATGCAACAAGCCGAGAAGATGAGTAAGTATGTAGAAAGTATGACCCCAGAAGCCAAAGAAGAGTTAGCAGTGCTTAATAAGTGGGCTAAAAACAACTTTAGTGAGAAAGAGTATGCTGTATTAGATGGTCTAACTAAAAATCCTGAAGCAGTAGAAGTGCTGAAGAAGATTCGAGCTATGTCTACCACTCCTAAGAGTGTGCCAACATCTAAAACTCCAACTACTAGAACAGATAAGAAAGATATTCAGAAGGTAATTGCTGAAAATTATAATGATTATATCGATAACAAAGATGGTTTTAGGGATAGAGTTCAAGAAATGCGTAAAAATATGTTGATAAAATAGTTGACAAAATATTGATCATTATATAGATTGCATAATGCGGATACCGTTATTACGCCCCGCATTATATATTTCGGCCCTTCTATAAAGAGCTACCCGCATTCGCGGCCCTCATAAAAAGAAGCTACCCGTATTGGTTAGTTATTATTTTTTTTATGAGGATTATTAAAATGTCTATTTATATTAATGATGTTGCAGTAACCGAATTTGATGATTTGGTTCATGCCACCTTTCAAGCGAAAGGTTTTAAATTAGACGGTGCAGTTCGCACTCGTCGTGGTGTTGTAGGTAAAGATACGCAGTTCAGCATAATCCGTCCTGGATTGGCTCAACAAAAAGCACTTCAAGATGACGTTACCCCTATGAATGTTCAATACAATAAAGTATTGGCAAACCTTCAAAACTGGGTTGCTCCTGAATATAGTGATATTTTCGGTCAACGCGAAGTTAACTTTGACGAAATCTCTGAACTTTCCCAAGTTATTCATAAAGCAATTGGTCGCCGAGCTGATCAAGAGGTTTTAGATGCATTAGAAGCAAGCGCAACCAGCAAGGTTATTCTTGATGGAGGAGCTGGCTTCACTTATGAGAAATTCCTAGAGGCTTATGAAAACTTAGATGAAGATGCTGTTGATACCGAAGATCGTTATTTACTTATTCCTGCACGTGCTGCTACGCAGTTATTGCAAGAACAAGAGTTCATTAGCAGTGATTTCGTTCGAAACCAAGTACTAAATCGTCCTACAGCCTTAGATGGTCAAGAAATCTTAGGATTTAAGATCAAGGTTATTCCTAACATGACTGAAGGTGGATTGCCAAAAACTGGTGATATCGTTACCTGTTATGCATTCCAAAAGAACGCTGTTGGACTTGCTGTTGGTATGGACTTCAGTACTGAAGTTAACTATGTTCCAGTTAAGACATCTTTCCTTGCTACAGGAAAATATCGTGCTGGTGCTGTTGCAATTGACGATCTTGGTATCGTTAAAGTCAACATTGATATTACTAAGTAAGGAGAAATACTATGAGTTTTGATATCGATACCTGGGGCCGCTGGTCCACTTCTGGAAACACTAAAGCTGGAAACGCGTATTTGTACAAGAGCAGCGCTGATGCTCTAGCTGTAATTACCGCTTCTGCATACTTTAATGACCTTATTAATCAATTGGTTGTTGATGATATTCTTTATATTTCCGCATCTGATGGAAATGCGATTGCAGTTGTTACCAGTGTTACTACAAATGTTACTGTTGAGGTTATTTCTGCTCAAGCAGGAAGCCACTATGTTGCATTTGCTGGTGAGCACACGACTGTTGGTGGGGCTGCTGCTGAAGCAATCACAGTTGCAGGAGTATTGGCTACTGACTTAGTCATAGCTGTACTTCACACTGTTGGAGCTTCTCCACAGACTATCCTAACGTCTGTAGCTTCTGCTGATACGCTTACGGTTACGTTTAGCGCTGATCCTTCTAGTGATCACGTTTTAACTTATTCTGTATTGCGCGCTTACTAAACTTAGGGGGGTGAAATTCCCCCCACTTTTTTAAAGGAGATTAATATGGGACTTCAAGCTAGAGTTACCCAAGCATCTTTAACTGCCGAAAACACTTTCACTGACGCCATTCAAATATTTGGCCCCTTCAACTTCTCTTTATCTGGTACGTTTGTCGCATCTGTAATTGTTCAGCGTAGTTTCTATACTCCTGCAACTGGTACATGGGGCGATTGGCATGATGTTTCATCAGCATATACTACTCCAAAAGAAGATATTGGTATTGCACCATCAAATGGTGAAGGTGTTCAGTATAGAGCTGGAATTAAGACAGGTGATTACACTTCAGGAACTGTTGAAGTAAGGATAAGTCAATGAGCGATTTTCCATTCCTAGGCGGAATTATGGGGCAGGACATTTCTTTTGGGGGTTCTGGTGGTATTGTATTTAAAGGTGAAATAAATATTCCTGCTGATTTCCCTGTTTTGGCAGCAGTGCAAAATGGTTGGTTTTATATAATCAAGTCAAATGTTACTGATAATGACCCATCAAAAACTAATACCGGCCAATCATTTATTATTGGTGATGAGATCGTCTGGAATGGAACGAATTGGACCGAAATCGGAAGCTCAAGCGTCTGGATTGATGATGGAGCAAATGTTTATACTGCAAATACACCTAGAAACGTTAGAGCAAATAAATTTGAGAGTCAAGTTGCAACGGGAACTGCTCCATTCATAGTTGCTAGCACAACAAAGGTTGCCAGCTTAAATGTTGATCAGGTTGATGGTTATGACATGGACCAAGCTGTTCTTATTGCAAGCTCGCCTACATTTGTGGGAGCAACGTTGAGCGGACTTCCAACTGCTGGTGGAATTGTTCAAACTGATGCAGCTGGCGTCCTTAGCTCAAGCGTAACGCTACCAGACGGTACTTTGGCAACAACCCAGGCACCAGGGGATAATACCACTAAACTCGCCACTACGGCCTTTGTTGCCGCTGCTATTGGTGGTGAAGACAACTGGAAT